ATGCCGTTGTGATAAACAAAACTTTTTGGCACTTTTACATAATCATTAAAATCATATTTTTTACGATTTACCATTTATATTCTTTTAATATTTTGCTCAATTCTTCAAATGATTGCACAACCTTTTTTTTTGGTTTTTTTTTGCTTGGCGAATCTTTTAAAGTTTTTTTAGTCATTTTTTAATATTCATTTCCCAAAATATTTCATGACATTCTTTATGTACAAATTCATATTTTTCTCGTTCTTTGATATACATAAAACTATGCGGCATTAATGCCGTATCTAAAAATTCATCACATAAAGGACAGTCAAGTTTATAGTGAGTCATCTTAACTTTTTTGCGAGTCATTTAATTTTTTTTTCTTAGCATATGTGTTAATATTTTATATACAAATCATAGACGATTTCTTAATTCTTGTAATTGAGTCATGGTAAAACCATATTTTTGAATAAGTCGTTGTGTTGCAAATGATGGACTTACAACACATTTAATTAAAATTTCTTTTTCATTCATTCTACTTGTCTTTCTCTATGCATTTGTGTTTATATTTTACGTATCCAAAAATATTTATGGAGGGATTCTTGTAATCTGTTTTTTGCCATTCAACAATTTCCCAACGACAATCGTACAATCGTTCATTGTTTCGTCTTGCAACAAAAAAGTCTGCGTTACTCCATGTATATAAATTTATTGCTAATCCTATAATTAATGTTTCCATGATTAAAACGGCACTTCATCATCAATTAAAACAGTTTCTTGTTTAGCAGATTGTTTCACATCTTGAGTTTCACTATTTTTTTGTCCTTGTCCAAATTCAAACTGATTAAACAAACATGTTATAGTTGTTCTTGGGTTGCCGTCTTTATCTTCGTATCTATTACTTTTTAATTCGCCAGTAAAAACTAAACTAACACCTTTTTTAAAAAAACCTGCAAGACTGGTTGCACGTTTATCATTGAGTATTACACAATCTAGCCATGTGGTCGTTTGTTTATCTTTTGAACCAAGTGAGTTTGATGCAAGGCTAAATTTTAATATTTTACCTTTTGCAGTTTCTTTTAACTCAGCATCTTTGCCAAGTCTTCCCGTACCATTTACAATAAGCATATTTACCTCCTATTCGTTACTTTGTTTAAAATTTGCTTTGTAAAATTCTGTTATATCTTCGTAAATATCTGGATTATTTTTCTTCCACTCTTCGCCCAATGCTTTAATTGTTTTTATGACATTATTTTTAAATTTTGATGGCACATGATTTTCCGCAGAAAATTTCAATTCCTCAAATTGCTCTGGATATTTTGCACCAAATTTTGATCCATACGTAAGATCAATTTTAGATTCTTTGACACCTTTTTTATTATTGTCAGGATTATCTAAATCTTCGCTGATGTCTTCAGCCAGACCTAATATTGCCATTAAGCCATAACGTTTTGCATAGGTCTGAGATGCACCCACAGATTGCATTACCGAGTCTTTGCTTTTATCAGTTGCATCAAGTCGTATTCCATCATCGCTAATAAATGATCCATCTTTGTGTCTGATAGTTGTTTGCATATATTCTTTGTCGTTAATTAATATTGGTCGCTGAGTAAAATATAAATCACATTCAAATAAAACTGGACGCACCTCACTAATTAACGTTGCCAGTTCGTGATATTCACCTATATATGCTTTTTTCTTATCCCCTTTTATGCCTGAAAATTTGCCATGAAATTTCAACATTGATTCGTGTATTTTACCTTTTATATCTTCCATATTTTTTTTACCTCGTTTCTTGGTTCTTCGCCTATATCCCAGAAGAAATCGTCAAGATCAGGCGGTTCTATTATTGTAGTTAGTTTTTTAACATCACCATTTACAATCTTAATTAGATTTTCTCTTTGTGATGCTATTCTTCTTGCTCGTTCTACGTGCAGTTTTAAATTGTCTTCGTGTAACAAGTCACAATTACTTTCAGTAAAACAAAAAGAATCTTTTTCGGTAGCATAAATAATCATAGGTTTTCTTTTAAAAGCCATGCTATAAACTGCTACTTGCATGATATCGTTTTTTAATGGTTCTTTTATTGTTGGTGCAGAATCTAATTGAAAATGTCTTTTTTGAAACTCAATCATCGTTTCAGTTTTTTGCATTTCTTTAAATGTTTTAGCATCTTCTTCTGTGTAAAATATTCTTGATCGTTGAGACCATTCACCATTTTTAAGTTTGGATGTCACAACATATCTATCTGAAATTTCTCTTGCTCTGTTCCATTTAGTTTTAAGTTCAACACAATGATGCTTGGTTAAAAAGTCAACGTAGCCGTCAATGGATAAATTTAAACCTTTAAGTTTTAATGAAAATTTTGATTCTGTATCAAGTGCATCAATATTCATTTCTTTAAATGCTTGAACTGAATTATCATAAATTTTTAAATATTTTGTTTGAAAAGCATCAACCAAAAACAAATCTTTCTCAGTGTAATCATTTAATCTATCTTTTAAATCTTGCTGAAAACATTTAATTAATTGATCTTGATCAGCATTATTAAACAATACTTCTTGAACTAACTCATGTATAAATCGTCCATATCTTGGCAATATAGGGTCTTTTTTCCTACTTTTGACATCCATAGATAAAAGCAATCTGTCAGTGATCCAATATGTTATATTTTGCTTTAATTGACTGACTGAATGATATATCCAATCATGTTTATCAAATATTTGATTTATACTTTCAGACAAATTGTTGTCTTGTTTTTCTTCAGTATCACAAGGTCTTGTGTCACTAGATATAGATATAACGTTGTTCATAATATACCAATTATGGTATATTATACCATTTTATAAGTCAAAACAAGCAATATTTTGGTATATTTAAATTATTTTTAAACTTCCAATAATTTTATATACTTCAATAATAAAATTTTGTTTAATTTTTATCACTTGATTATTAAATGCTTGAACTGAAATATAATCGTTTTTTGAATCTTTGTAATTTCCAATCACAAAATTATGTTCATTTTTATTTAAAAACTCAATAACAATTTCATCATGTTTTCCATAAACAACTTTACTTTGTAATAAAATATGTTCGTCTTTTAAAAAACGTGGCTCAAGATCAAAATTTACATTTTTAAAAGCAAATATATTTCTTTGATATTTCATATTTTTTAAAAAATAATTAGCAGTTTTATCCTTAAAACATACTGTATTGTTCATTGTTGAGATGCCAATTACTGGGATACCTTCAGGTTCATAGTTTTCAATTATTTGTGGATCAACAGAGGTTTGCATAGCTACAAGTTCGTCAACAGACATTGAAAAGGCTTTTGCTAATTTTTGTAAAGTTTCAACTCTAAGTCGTCTTTTACCTTTTTCTAAACGACTGACTTCTGCTTGAGTGCAACCTAGTATTTTTGCTATTTCGGTTTGAGTTTTATTTTTATTAATTCTTATTTTATATAATATTGACATAAATATCTCCCTAAAGAAACATTATGTCCAATTCGATGAATCATTTTACCTCCTTTTTAAAATTTAATTATTTAAACTATATACCATAAAGGAATAATAAAAAAGGATAAATTTTATATTTATTAGATTTGGTTTTGGTATATTGGTATTATATAACTTCCTTTAAATACCTACAAAACCAGTAAAATTTAATTAATTTAAAAAAGTAGTTGGAATATTACTAATAATTTTGTACATATTAAGTATGAAACTCAAAGAGTATTTAATCAAAAACAACTTAACAGAATTAAATTTTGCAGAAATTTTAGGGTGTAAACAACCCACTATTAGCAGATATGTAAATGATAAACGATTTCCTAAACAGACAATGATGAAAAAAATTGAAGATCAAACAGATGGTTTGGTAACTTACAGAGATTTTATTGGGGCAGTTTATGGGAAAAAAGCAGAGAATTAAAGGCAGTTCGTTTGAACGAGAAATGGTCAACAGACACAAAGATTTAGGTGTTGATGCAAAACGAGTTCCTTTGTCTGGTGCAACAGACTTCGCAAAACATGATGTCATAATTACAAAATATGATGTCATGATAAGCGGAATTTCAGCAGAATGTAAAATAAGGGCAAATGGCTTTAAGGAAATTTATAAATGGTTAGAGGAAAACCCTGACATATTGTTTTGTCGTGCTGATAGAAAAGAACCTTTTGTTGTTGTTCCTTGGACAACGTGGATTCAATTATTGAAATGGTCAAAAATAATTAAGGTTGATGAATGAACTTAAACTTTTACCACCAGTTAGAACATATGAACCTGAAGAAAAATTATATTTGGCGGTACTTAATCAAGCTATTAAAGATTACCTCAGATTTAGAAAACAAAAAGATTATGATTGGTTTTTTAGTGACGATTGCAAACAAATTTGTTTGTGGATTGATGTTGAGCAGTCCTACTTGATCAGATTAATAAGGTTGGTTAATGGTACAAAACAAAAACATAAATAAATATTTAGCAATAGATGTTTTGGAATTTGTCACCCAACAACTGAAAAATGGATGCACCCTTAAAGATGTAGCTGAAAACTGGTTAGATAACTGGGAAACAGTAAATTTATCGTATGGATCAGTCATTCAAGCGATGATTCGGCAACATCAAAGAAGTTTTAATAAAATAGCAGAACGAGAAAATAATCATGATTACAGTTAAATTATCACCAGAACTATACGATAAGGCTATGGGGTTAGCAAATCATCGTTATCAAATGAGTAAAGCATCAAAGTTTATTAATCAAAAGCAAGACATTTTAAGGTCTGAAATGGATATAGAACGAATTGGAACAGCAGGTGAATTTGCCGTAGCTGAGTTATATAATTTGGATCATCCCTTGCCAAGCGGCTACGATAATGGACATGATTTGTGGTTTTATGGAAAGTCTTTGCAAGTTAAAACATCGTTTTATGAAAAGTGTAAATTAATATTTAAAGATAAACAAAAGTTTGTATCTGACTTTGCCATTCTTGTTTATCAAGACACCCAACATAAAGAAAAATTATCAATAGTCGGGGCAACATCCAGAAAATATTTTATTGAGTTTGCTAAAAAAGAAAATTTAGGTAATGGCGATGTTTACACATTGGAACAAAATCAAATGGCAGAACCACAAGAATTTTGGAAATATATTATGAACACTCGTTATAAAGAAATTTCAAAATGACTAATTTACATTTCATAAACAAATCAAAATTAAAGGATAAGTTTGCAACAGTACCCAATAATATTATTCAAAATTTTAGTCTAAGTTTAGATGCACGAGGTATGTTAATTTATTTATTATCACTACCTTCTACGTGGCGATTAAACATAACTGATCTATGCAAAAAAAATAATATTGGCAGAGATAAATGCTACAAAATAATCAAGCAACTTATTGATTTTAAATATATAATTAGAAAACAGTCCAGACAAAAAAGCGGAAAAATTATAAATTACGATTATTTTATTTTTGACACTCCGCAAAGCCACGAAATCCAACTGCTTCCTGAAAAGCCGTATCCTGAAAAGCCGTATACGGAAAATCAGGACACATATAAAAGAAACAATAATATAAAAACACATAATATAAATATGTCCAAAAAGAAACCTAAATTAGTTAATCAATATACAGAAGATTTTGAAGAGTTTTGGAAATTATGGAGAAAAAAGAAAAAGAAATTTGATGCATTTAAATCATTTCAAGATGCAATAAAGTTAATTAGTTTTGATTTTTTAATTAAAAAAGTAAAACAATGGAATATGGAAGAACAAAAAACAGATATACAATTTATTCCACATGCAAGTACGTGGCTTAATGCAAAACGTTGGGAGGATGAATATAATGATGTTGAAGAAACACCTTCAGAAATACAAATACTAAAAAGCAAAGTTGTAAAAGCAAAGTTTGGCTCACAATATGAATTAAGTCGGGAGGATAAATTAAAAGCAATAAAATATGGATTAATTAATGCCAAGACGTAAAAAGAAAAAACAGTTTAAAGCAGAAGATTTACGATTCGAAAATCAAAAACCCGTTTACAATGACCTACCAACCACAGAACAATTACGTAAAAATGTATATGATTATGAAGTAACAGAAACAAAAATAACACGAGCAAGACGTTTAAACCAGACACTATTAGACACATACTTATTAAAAAAATTAATTACTGAACCACAATATGATGCAGGTATTAAATATTACAAACTTTGGCGGCATTCAGGGTTAGAACCAAAAACAACGTCAGCATTAAAACCCGTTGTTAGTGCAAGTTCACAAAACAATATCGGATTGATGCAGGGTGAAAATTATGTTGAATTACAAAAAGCGAGGATGCAACTTGGTAAACCATTAACCAGTATTTTAGATAGTGTTGTATTATATAACGAACCCATTAAAACATGGGAGGTTAATTACAAAGTAAGATCAAAGACAGGTATGACAGTTTTAATTGTCGGTCTTGATACTCTTTGTGATATCTGGGGTATCAGTTAAAGGTTTACTGGTATCATGTTGTTTAAGGGCAAACTCAAGATAACTTACATCTAAACCTAAACGTTTTAATTCACGATTTAGATATTTATAACATTTTAATAAATTAATTATTGGTTCGCCCTTTTTATCTGCACGTAAAATATATTTGATCATACACGCACGATAATGATTTAAATTAAAAGCATCTATTATTTCAAATACTTCAATTTCTTTGCCATCTAATGTTGTGGCTTTATAATAATTTGGATTAATCGGTGTAATGTTGTTCTTCATATAAAACACAGAATAAGCCAAATAAAAATAATGGAATACTCAAAACACAATTCAAATAATTAGTCTCAACCAAATGATGAATCGCATAAGAAATACTTATTGGTAATAAAAACATACCAAAAAGTTTTATACCATAATTAAATATTTTATCTAACATGACTAGATATTATTCCTATTTGGTATAAAATACAAGTAAATATAATAAAAAAGGTATAGAGTATTGACAAGGCAACCAGAAATGATAGATTTAAAGAAAAATCAAAAAGATTTTTATTATCCTTCCTATATTATTTTATCAATGCCTAGTCTTTACCTCGGACTAGGCTTGTGTTTGAATTTATTGTTATAACAACTTTGTTTACAGTCAACGGAGTTGTTGATAAGCAAATCGATTTAGTTATGGGCAAAGAGTGTCTATTTAGTTACAAACATATTAATCATATAGACAGAACCATATCAGTCACAAGAGATGGATTAATTAAAAAAAAAGGAAAAGTTTTAATTGCTAAAACGTGCAGAACCAAAAAACAAATATTGCAGGAACGTCATGTCAAAAAAGCCAGTAAAAAAAACACCAGAATTATTAACAAAGATTTGTCAGCTAATCACAGAAGGTAAATCAGTACGATCTATTTCAAAACTAAAAGATATGCCAACAGTTCAAGCGATTATGAAATGGCTGAATAATGATGAAGAGTTTAACAAAATGTATCAACAAGCCAGACAAAATCAAGGTGACTTGTATGGTGAAATGATTAACGATATTTGTTTAGAATTATTAACTGGACAAAGAAATGACTTCCAGAATTGTCGGGTAGCTATAGACGGATTGAAATGGACTGTAAGTAAAATGAATAGTAAGTGGTCAGATAGGCAGATAGTTGATGTTAATCAGACGAATTATGTAGATGAACTGACGAAGGTTCAAAGCGAAATACAAAGAAGAATGTTAGAAAAAGGCAAGGGAAATCAAGGGTTAGAAGTTATTGAGGGTGCAAAACCGCACAAGTCGTTTAGCACTACGCACGAGGAAAAAAACAAAAAGTCAATAAAATCAAACACTTAGCTGATTATTATCCTAGACTTTGGTTAGATACACCGAAGTTTAAATAACAATATCAATAACTTACAAACGTTTATACATAGATTGTACATTTGGTAGTCTTGATTTAGGTATTTTTTTTACCCCCCCCGTCAATAATATCGGGCGGGTGCAATTATTATAGTAATACCTCCCTCATACTACCCCCCTTGTTTTTTAGAACAACCCAATAGGATTCTATGAAAAATTCTGAAATAATAACAAAACTTGCACTTGATCCAATTCTGTTTGTTGAAACGATGTTAGGTGCAAAGCCTCAAAAATGGCAACGCAAGGTATTAGAAGATTTATTAATATATGACAAGATCAGCATTAAATCTGGACATGGAACGGGCAAGTCTGCGTTATTGAGTTGGTTAATTATTTATTGGCTGAGTACAAAGATTCCATGCAAGGTTGCTGTAACTGCGAACACGGCTCGTCAGTTAAACGATGTATTGATGGCTGAATGTAACAAATGGCATCGTAATATGCCTGATGGATTTAAAAATTTATTTGAATTTAAGTCAGACAAGATAAATTTATTGGGTGCTGTAGACAGCTTTGCTAGTTTTGTCACATCAAGAAGAGAAAGCCCAGAATCACTGCAAGGGTTTCATAGTCCTAATATGTTGTTTATATGCGATGAGGCATCGGGCATTCCAGATATTGTGTTTGAAACGGCTGAAGGTTCGTTATCCACCAAGGGTGCTAAAGTTATATTGACGGGTAACCCCACGAGAAATAGTGGATATTTTTACGACACGCACCATAAGATGCGAGATACGTGGAAACGATACAGTGTAAGTTGCCATGATTCTGATTTTGTCAATCCGACTTTCATAGCGGACATGGAAAAAAAATATGGTATTGACTCAAATGTGTATCGTATTCGTGTATTAGGTGAGTTTCCAGACACTAACGAGGATGCGATAATACCTTTACATCTCATATCGGAGTCTTTGGAAAGAGATGTAGAAGTTGACGAAACAGAAGTTGTTTGGGGTTGTGATGTAGCTAGATTTGGTTCAGATAAAACAGCCTTAGCCAAAAGACAAGGCAATACGTTATTAGAGCCGATTAAAGTGTGGCAAGGCAAAGACCTTATGGAAACTGTGGGTGTAATTGTTGCTGAATATGAGGCACTACCTTTTGACAAAAGACCGCAAGAAATATTGATTGATGCGATTGGTTTGGGTGCAGGTGTTGCGGATAGGTTGCAAGAGTTATTAGATTGTCAAGTGTCAGCGATTAATGTTGCTGAATTACCAAGTATGCAAGAAAAATATATGCGACTTCGTGACGAATTGTGGTTTTTGTGCCGTGAATGGTTTGAATCAAGAAATTGTAAGATGCCAGAAGATGAGGAACTTATAACTGAATTAACTGCACCTCGTTATAGTTTTATGTCTAATGGTAAGATTAAGGTTGAATCAAAAGAGCAGTTAAAAAAACGTGGGTTTTCTTCGCCAGACAAAGCGGATGCGTTATGTTTGACGTTTGGTTCTAGGGGCAGTTTTACGATAAATAATAGAAATTATAAATGGAACAGACCGATAGAACGTGACATGAAATGGGTTGTATAAGTTATGGCGGAATACAAAGGCAAAAAGGTTACTTTAAATAAACCTTCTAGGATCAGAAAAGGACAGACCAGTTTTGGCAAAAAAAAATTTCAAGTTTTTGTAAAAAACAAAAACGATAATGTTGTTAGGGTGACGTTTGG